GAGCATGATGGCTAAATGAAGCGACTTTTACTCATCGTTTCAATCTCCCTGGGCTTATTGGTTCCAAACGCCATACAGGCGAGCGCCGACTCACTAACCATCCAAGAAGACCACTTAACTGGCTATAACCGCTCATTGTTCAAGCTCTGGATTGATGCAGATAAAAATGGGTGCAATACGCGCGCTGAAGTCCTGATTTCCGAAGCAATAGTAAAACCAAAGATAGGCAAAAAGTGTGCTCTAACAGGTGGTCAATGGCTTAGTCCGTATGATGAAAAGGCAACGTCGAAGGCAATCCAGCTCGACATCGATCACGTCGTTCCACTTGCTGAAGCGTGGAGGTCCGGCGCATGGAATTGGACGCCGGCACAAAGACAGGATTTCGCGAACGACCTAACCGAGCCACGCGCTTTGGTAGCGGTGTCTCTATCTCTGAACAGAAGTAAGGGCGATAAAGATGTTGCGCAGTGGCTTCCACCAAAAGGAGTCTGCTCATATGTCGAGGCGTGGATAACGGTAAAAATTAAGTACGCGCTAACGACTGATAACCAAGAGCTCGAAGTTTTGCAGAAATACGTCATCGAATGCGATCTCTCACTATTGACTGTGCCCACGCCGACACCGACCCCGTTGCTGACTAATTCGCCATTGCCAACAGCGACTGCGACCCCTACTCCAAGTCCTACACCGACTCCTACTCCTACTCCGACTCCTACTCCATCGCCAACACCTTCAGCATCGTTAACTGCAATTCCGAGTCCTACGCCAAGTGCGACGTTGACCCAATCGGCTACACCGACACCAACCGCGACAGTCACGGAAACGCCGACTCCAATCGCGCCGACATCGACCCAGCCAACAGTTAGCCCAGGTGCATTTTGTAGTCCAGCTGGTGCCACAGGGGTGAGCAAAACTGGAGTGAGTTACACGTGCAAAACGTCGGCGACAGAGAATCGTAATCGCTGGAGACAATAACAAATAGCCCCCCACCAATTAAGGTGAGGGGCATTTCGTTGCGCGGGCAACTATCGCAGGCGGCTCTGCGAATTACGCTTTCTTAACGAATCCGTAATCTGCTTCGTTTACGTTTAATGCCTTCAACGCTGGGCCTACTGCGATTGCAAAGACCGCTGCATACTGAGGGGCCATATCACCAACTAGGGTGAGTAATGCAAAGAGTGCGACTCCTGCCGTATGGCGTAAAAGTGAATTGAGCACCTTGATTGTCTTTGGTTTTAGTTTCATTTCTTTTTCTCCTTAATCGGTTTAGGTCGAGCTACTGCCATGATGAGTGAATAGTCGCGCTTGCGTAAATAAGTGCCATCTCCATTGGATTGACTGCCCCGTACCCCGCTTGAAGTATTCGATTCGTAAATCAAAGCGAACTTCTTCCTAGCGTTATTGCTCTTTAGAATGCCAACATGATCGGGCGCGGCATCATCATCGAACTGGAAGAAAAATAAATCATCAGCCTTTGCCTCCCCGATTGGAACGAGTTGCCCATTCTTGGCTAGATATTTCAGCCACTCATCACACGATGCAAACCCTTTTGGCTTATTCTTTGGCGCGACTTCGCGAATTCGTCCGGCATCGAAGAAAGTTTTTGAAGCATCCATCGCACACCATGGCTGGTGGTTTAATCCGTACCACTTGCCTGCGATGGTGTCATTGTTCTTGCCCTCGACGTATCCGAGTTTAGATTCGCAGATTTCTTGTACGGTAGCCAACTCAGCCACTCACTAGCTGCGTGACCACATACATTCCAAAGATTGATACGGCCGAACTTGCACCCATTGCTGCCCATATGCGCCGTTCCATTCCACGGATTCGGTCTTCGTGGTCGTCGATTTTGCTTCTAATGTCAGTCAATGCTGGATCTAAATTCTCTGTGAGTTTGTCCACCGCTTTAGCCAGCCGTTGCATTTCAAGATATTGCATCATCGGTGTGATGATTACGGAGCCTTCTGGTGTCATTTCAGCCATTATTTGCGCCTTTCGATTATTTTCGAGCATGGGTGATGAAGGTAATTCGTAGTTGTTTGCAGCGTTTTTAAGAGGTTAGATAGTTACTGCGTCGAGAATCTTTACTAATTTGCCTTCATCGGTGATTTGATACGGATACGACTTAGCAGTAACAGTGAACGGTGCTTTGAGAACGCCCATGTAGTCAAAGGGTGCAACACCATCTAATTCGTAGGCCGATGGATAAGAGATGTTTGCCAAGATGCAATTCTTGCCAGCGATTTTCTTCATGTAGTAGCCACCCATAACTGAGGTTGAGCAGACTTCAATAAGCCACTTGCGACCTTTGGAGTCAGGCTTTGAAGCGGTCTTGAGAAACGGATCAACGAGCATTTCCATCACTTCATGGACTAGAACCGTCAGCACACCGCTTCGTTTATATTCTGCTCTGGCTGGAAATAGAACTTTGCCAATTTTGAAAGCGGCCTTGCCGAGTCGGTAAGTGCCATAAGGGTTAATCCCAGTTCCTGGAACTATCAGAGCGAATGGAATCCCTGCGCGGGTTACATTGTGGTATCCGTCAGCACCGAGTTTGCGACCCTTTGTGCTGATAATCGCAGTCCAAGCACCAGGCTCGGCAACGGTAGTTACATCAACTTCAAATGGCAGAGGCCACTTAGTTTTAAGTTCTGCAATCTCAACTTCAAGAACTGTTTTGTAAACCGCCATGACATCTTCCGGAACGCCACCATCGTTGATGAGTGCGAGTTTAATCCGAGGTCGTGTTTGATATTCAGTTAGGTTCATCTTCGCTACTCCTAACTCGTCAAGGGCTACTTTTGTTTGTGCGTAGAGAGTGTCGTAGGCGAGTTGTTTTTCTACAACGATTTCTTGGAAAGTCATGGGATTACTGGCTCAGGTGGATTCGGGTTGATGAAGTCCAGCCCGTCGTAAGCCCAACCGATACCAGTAGGTTTCTCGATTGTGTATTCAACATACTTCGTTGGATTCTCTGCGACTACTTCATCTTCAACGCCGACAATGATGTTGGTGACAATTCCATCTTCAATTACTGCAAAAGTTTTCATACCCAATACTCCAATTCTATTTTGCCCGCGCCGCCAGCCGATGCGTTAGAGTTGCTGTGCGCGCTTGACGAACCCTCATTATTTGCAGACTCACCTGCCGTACCAACCGCAAGGTCGTCTGCACCTGCCGTAGGACTTAACCCACCTACCGCCGTAGTTGCACCTGTAAAAGTTGTGCTACCGCCCTGCGCATTTACCGCGCCACCTGCGCCGATAGCGTAAGTTATAGATGCCGCTGGTGTTGTTGCTAAATTAGTAGCGACTACTTGACCGCCGCGTGGCTGTCCACCAGTTGAACCTAATCCCGAACCACCGCCACCGCCGCCAAATAGTTTTGCATTAACATATAAACACCCCGCAGGAACTGTCCATGATGTACCAGAAAGAAGTGTGACTACATATCGCGTTTTAGCAACCGCAGCTGCGGGAAATGTTGCTACACCCATTTTAAAACTCCTTTTAAGAGTCGAGAATGGGTTAGTAAGTTAGACCCAATACTCGAGTTCGATTTTTCCTTGCCCGCCAGAACCGCCAGTGCCGCCTGAAGCACCAAATCCACCGCCCTGATTATTTGCCCCTTCACCAGCAGGTCCAGCTGCGCCATGCGCACCTGTCCCGCCCGCAGCCGTTGTTGCGCCAGTGAAAGTAGTCGAGCCGCCCGCATTTCCGCCTGCATTGTAATTTCCTGTCCCGCCCGCACCAATCGCGTATGTGATCGAAGCGCCTGGAGTTGTAACCACTGTGGTTTCGACGACCTGGCCAGGCTTACCATCGGGTGAATTAGCATTCCCCGACCCCCCCCCCGGCACCGAAGAGTTTAGCAATCACGCTTGTTACGCCAGTGGGAACCGTCCACGAAGTGCCCGAGAGAAGAGTTTCAACTTTGCGGGTTTTAGATGCTGATGGCGCTGGGAATACGACTGCAGACATTAAACGACCTCCACTCCGCAAATATGAACCTTGACTGTTGTTGCACTTGCAAGGCCAGCAATTAATTTTCCAGTTGTTAACACTTGTTTTAGATCAAACATCGCCGTCGAGTTAGCAGCAATAGCAGCATCTTTAAACAAATCAATACCGTCGAGTTGCAATGTAAAAGTTGCCGCAGATGCTGCAGAGTTGGTGACTACGATGTTACTTACTACCGCAGTTGTACTCCCGGGAACCGTGTATAGAGTTGCACTACCAGTGCCAAATGCAGCACGCACTAATGTTTTTACAGTTGTGGCCATTAAATTGCTCCCATCAAAATTAAATTATCAATTGGTAACAGATTTGTGGAGCTTCTTAAATCTTTATTTGTCATAACTTGGGCATTTGTGAGTGTCACGAAGTTGTAACCAAGTGAAACCCACGCGGAAATGCCATCGCCTATCTTGATGAGATTCGTATCCGTTTCAAAGCCAATTTCACCCAAAGCAAGTGTCGGATTTGCAGTGGTCCATTGGGCCGCTGCTCCTCTTCGCACTTGAATTTGAGCGGTATCAAGAACCGTCATGGCGTACCTCCATCTACAGTGTTAGCAAAAACGGTGGAAGGATTTCCCCCATCAAGATTGATAGTCCAAATTCCTGGGACAGGGGTTGAACCATCGAATATGTGTTCAAAAACAAGCGTTGACCATCGTTGAGTGCCATTATCAGCAGTTGTCAGCGAGCGCACTTCATATTGGATTCCATGAGCTGGTGTGTGCCAGAGCCAAATACCAGTCGGGAAAATTCCCGCAGCTACTCGTTCTCCGTAACCTGACGTTCCAACTTCGCGGATGTATAAATCAACATAAATCGGTGTTGGTTCTCCGCCACCGACTGCGCCTGCAGTTGTAGTGATTGAAAGTAAACCGGCAGCATCATCTGCAACTACTGCAACTGCGCCAGGGGATGGTTGAGTATAAGAAACTAGAACACGGATTCCGACCCATGCAGACCAAAGACCTGCGAGTTTGACTCGAACCTGTAGCCATTCGTTACGGTTATTTGTATCGAAAGTCAAAGTAACTGAGCGAGTCGGAACATCGATAACTTCACCAGTATCAGAGTAAACAGTTGAAGTGTCTACAACTCCTGCGATGTCTCGACATCTGCGAACTTGATAATGGGTTTGCGTTGGTGTCGACCAAGTAAAAGTTGCAGATGAAGAAACGGTGCCGCCAGATGTTGGAACGGTGATTGAAAGAGTAGAAGGTGCAGTTGCTGCGCTAAAGAATGATGATGAAGTATATGGGCCGACTACACCGAGTGCGTCGTATGTTCGAACCTGCCACTCGTAGTTGTTGGTTGAAAGAGTTGCAGCGGGCATATCGTAGAAATTGTTCGGTGTTATTTCCGTGATTGTCGTCCATGAAGGCGCACCGACAACGCGATATTGCAAGTCATATTTAGATTGAGAATCACCAACATCTGAATCTGAAAATGTCCATGAAAAGCGTTGAATGAGTGCGTAATCGATTGTGACTGAACCGACTGGAGAGTTTAACGTTGGAGCATTTGGGGCTACGTTAGGCATTAGCTCTCAACTCCGATCACGATTGGTACCTGCGGATTGCGACCAGTGATAGTCACGCGGTCATTGAGTGCATAAGTTGCGCCATCTAAAGCAACGGCAGGAGAGTCAACGGTTGCCCCATCGACGACAACGCGAAGAGGCGAGGCGGCCGTAACGGTTCCATGTGTTTGAAATTCAGCCATTTAAGCGTCCACCGATTCCAGATTCCATCGACCTTGTGTACCGTCTAATGGCAAAGTCCACGATGTGACTTGACATTTATCGGTGAATCCAGCGTCGATGAGCGCGACAATGTCGAAATGGGAGGCGATGGGAAGCGGATCAACATCAATTACGAAAGAGCGAGAAATTGCTTGATTCTTGGCAACGATTTTGTCACCTTGCGCAACGAGTGAAGTTTGGTCGGCGGCATCTAGCCATTGAACTTGGGCCTTTACTGTTCGTCCAAGGGCAGCAATCGATGTTCGACCAGTGGAAGCGTTTGTCACCGTGTAGATACCAGCGCCCTCAACAGGCTTAACAGTCATGGCTTTTCGAACGAATCTCCACCAATTCTTAGCGCCCCACACATCAGATGTGAGCGTGCGCTCTTGCCCGACGATGTTGGCCGTTGAAATCGAAGTATCAAACGTCCACTCGATTGCACGTGTTGAAGGTGCGGCATAAGGAGAAGAAGTAAATACGCCGTTTTCATTTGCCCAGAGTCCGCGATAGTTAATTGCAGAGAGAAGATCGTTAATGATTGAGAGCCAAGAGATTTCAGTATTTGGGTCGAGCGCCCAGACCATCGTGACCGGAAGCGTTGTTGCAGAGCCTGTGCCGTCCAGCTGAAGTCCTACACCGACGCCTGACGCAGTTAATACGGCTTGAACTGCGCTCAAATAAGTCGTTCCAGAAGTTGCAACGTATGTATCACTTGGCCCCGATTGCAGCAGATAGAGAAGGTCAAAGCCCTGCGCTTCATAAGTGATGACATCATCAATTCGTGATGTCTCAGGTGTCGTGAGTACAAAGACACCAAGGTTGAATCGAGCAGAGATTGAATCGTTAGCCAAGGTCATATAAGGGCGAACGCGGTCTTTACCCCACGCTAACTCTCGAACGATTTTTAGGGTGCAGGTTCCGTGTATGTCAGCGAATGAGTTGCGAGAAATCTCGCCACCATCTAAATCATCTGAAATGTCTTCAACGAAGTTATTCGATGAATCAAGGAGTTCAAGGCCGGCCGATACTTCTAAAGAATCGCCAGTGATGAGGGAGCGGATTTGAGCGGCAGTGAATTCATTGCGTGGTGACTGAGTAAGCCCCTGCATCAGACAGCCTCGGAATAAGTGATTTCGACTAAGGACAATGTGACATCGCCTTGGTCAGTATCTCCAGAGGTCTCTTCAACTTGTGGCTCAAAATATACGCACCAAACTTTGCGACCACGGTCATCGCGAACGAGCATGAGTTTGCCCGCATTAAGTTCAAGCCAATTTATCTGAGCACGAGTGCAGTTCGGTAGTGAGAGTGAAAAGGTTTGCATGTTTGCAGGCTTGCGAATTAAACGTGTGCGACCGTTTGCATTGACTCGTGCTTCACCTGGTCGCTTGGTTGTGACGTTAAGACTGCTCATCGATGGAAATGTTTGATAGTCGGCTAGGTTTGATGCCAGATTGAGCCAGACGGTCGTTAAGGCAACTTCTGCGGCCATTATTCAGCTCGCAATCCTTGGCGTGATGCCAATTGGTAGGACTTTGGAAGGGCAGCAATAGTTGCAGCAAGGTCTTTAATATCCTTGCTTGTTGCAAGGTCATATCTGGCATCTGCACCGTTGCCGACGTTGTTCGTTCTCACGCTCGTCGAAGCCACGCTGTCTAATTTTGTGGCGATACTTTGGGAGCTAATTGCTGGGGAACTAACAACACTTTGTAAACTTGCAAAGTCGCTGTATTTATTCATACCTGCCCATTGGTTAGCCAAGCGAGCAGCCATCGAACTCACATTTGTCTGCACTTTAGTAAAGCCAGAATCTAGTCCAGTGTTGAGTCCAGACATTATGGCGTTTCCGTGAGGTACCAAAAGCTGCATATCGTAATCAAGTGGACCTTTATGGTCTGCAATCCATGAACCAATTCCGCCAATGAAACTCTTTACGGCGCTAAATTTTGATGTGATTCCTGAGAGAAATCCACCGATGATTGCCGTTCCAGCGTTGTATAGCAATCCACCAAGATTACCCAATGCATCTGTAATTTTGCTTGGAACGCTAGTGAAAAAATCAACGACAGTAGTAAATTTATTGATGATCCAATTTGAGACACTTCCTGCAACTGACTGAATAGCGCCCCATGCTGTACTCCATGCGGTCTGAAACCATGTTGTTTGAGTAGCGATATAGACGATTGCTGCAACAAGTGCGCCGACGGCTACGATTACTATTCCGATTGGGTTGGCCGTAAGTGCTGCGTTCAAAAGCCATTGAGCACCAGTCCAAACGTAGGTCGCCGCGCTTGCAATTCCTTGAGCTACTGCCCATGCTTTTGTTGCGATGTTGGCTATACCTTGTGCGATGTTATACACACCAACACCGAGTGCTAGCCCGGCTATCGCAATTCCGGCAGCTTTCGCAAGCCATGAGTGCTCTTTGAGAAACCCAATAAATGCTTGAATTGGAGGTGCAACAAAATCAATCGCCATTTTTAGGTCTTCAGAGAATGCTTTTGCGAATGAAATAATCCCGGGAGTTGCTTTCTTTAAGTTCTCTGCAATGCCTGCAATCGCAGGTGCCACAATAGGCAAGATAACTTCGACGACAGTTTGCGACATGTCTTCGAAAGCTCTTTTGCCTTTTGCAAGTTGTCCTGGCAGAGATTCACCGGCCGCCTTTGCAGCGCCACCGAATTCGACTGCCAACTCTTGCAGAATGATTTTCTGAGCACCGGCCATATCGCCGCTGGCTTGCATCGCTTTGATTGATTCTTTTTGGCCTTCAGTAAATGCAACACCTACGCGTGTAAGTGCACTGATGCCCTGCGTCGGATTGTTGAGAGCCTTGCCGAGAAGAATCGCATTGCTAGAGGCATCCCCGCCCATCTTTGCTGCCATGTTCGCAGCGGCAAGAGTGGCTTGATCGAAAACTTTGTCAGTTTTGGAGTTCTTGATATTCGTAAATGTGAGAAGCAACTGTTGAGCTGCGACAATCGAGTCATCGGTCTGCCCAGTCATGGACTGAATGGATGAGGCGTATGCCTGCATTCCTTTTACTGAAACGTTAGCGGCGTTGCCAGTGGATTTGATTCCAGCCTCTAGTTGAGCCATTCCAGCAGAAGCATCTAAAGCCTCGCCAAATCCAGTCTTGAGAACCATCCCCAATCCAGCAGCAACGGCTAAACCAGCGCCGACAACTACTTTTTTGAGATTTTTAGAAAACGCATTGCCGCCAGAAGTACCAGCGGTACCCATCTGGGGATCGACTTGCTTAGAAAGGGCTGCACCGAATCCTTTGGCAGAAGGAATTACATCAAGAGTTGAGTAGCCGATTGTCTGTGACATGACTACACCTCCTCGTTAAACTATTTCGCCAGATGCAATTTTCTGCTTACGTTCTTCGACCTGTTTTTTGAACTCTTCGATTTTCTTTGCGCGAATTGGGTCGTTGCTTTTTTGCGATACTGGAAGCGCAGGATGAGCAGTACCAGTTAATGCTTGGAATAAATGCGCAAGAAGATAGTCAGAGAGTTTCCATCCCGCACTACCGAGTGCCAGATGTGTGGCTGAATCGGCTGGCAAAAATTGAATTAATACACCAATTCTGCGTGCCGTGAGTTTGCGCTTGCCGTCTATATCAAAGCGCCAGAAATCTAATAAATCAATTTTGCAATAGTAAAGAAGGTCAAATTCCAACGCCTCGCAATAGTTCTTTAAGAGGTGGGCGAGGCTACAGATTTTCCCATGCTGACATCAATTTTCGCGAAGAAGTTATTGAGGTGGTTCAGAGTTACGCGACCGGCTTCGTTTCTATTGGAATTTTTGAACTCATCCCGTTGATTTGTTCCGAGGATTTGTTTAATTACTCTCGGAAGCAAAATTGGGTTTTCCACCATGTCGGCAATCAATTCAAATAAGTCAACATCATCGAGGACTTCCCTCTTGAGAGTGTATTTGACCTCGTTGTATTCAACGACCAGATCTAACTCTTCTGCCTCTATCTGCGCAGCTGGTTTCTTGTGGTCTTGTGGCTTTTTTGCACCTTCTGGGATTACAACTTTGTCGCTCATGCGCGGTTCTCCTTAGATTTTCGCGGTTAGTGGGTAAAGCAATCGGGCTGGTGAACCGCGACAGAACCCCAGCCCGACTGTTCTAGTTTGTTATGCCCCGACTGTTACAACGCTTGGTGCCGTTGAAGTCACGCCGCCAAGTGTGCAAGTGATGTTTGATGTGCCCGTGGCAACGCCGGTTACGTAACCGCCGATGTCTACCGTTGCCTTTGCAGGAGTTGCAGAGTTCCACAAAACAAGATTGCTGACGTCTGCTGTTGATTCATCTGAATAAGTAGCAGTTGCAACCAATTTGCCAGTGATTTTTCCAGCAAGCGAGAGTGCCAAAGTGAGAGCAGTAATTGCAATCGATGAAATAACAGGCTTGCTCTGCTCTTTGAAGTATTCCCCGCTTGCATTTGGGAAGATTGTTGCGACGAGGCCATACTTGGTTGGATCTGCGTTACCCATTGTGATGTCGCCATCAATATCAACCTGTGCATAATTTGTTGTGACAAATCGCTTAACCTTGCCACCTTCGCGAGTTTCAAATGCGACCATGACGTTGGCCGGTACGCGGCGAGAAATTACGCCAGCACCAGAACCTGGCCAGATGATTGCTCGAGTTACTGCGTTGTCTTCAACAACGGTGAATTTGAACTGTACTAGCTCATTTCTGCGACCGACCTTAGTAAGTAAGCCGTTCCAGTCGTGATAGTTAGTTGTGTCGGCGCTATGGGCAAGTGCCATACCAGCATCGCCATCGACAATTCCTGCCAGCGACCATGAGCCGTTAAAGGCTGTGGAAGCATCTGCTGGAATAGTCGAGCCGAGAGGTGCAATATAAACGTCAGCGTTGTCGTAGAGCGCGACATTTGTTGGATCATTAGCCATGATTGTTTCTCCTTTGAGATGTGATTGGTTTTAGACATCGCGGTTAGCCGAATCCCAAAGGGTTCGGAGAGTTGAGGTGTTTCAGTTATTGAGAGTTGCAGTTGCTACAGTGCAAAACAGTGAGAACTTTGTAAACGCCATCATCTTGCAAGGAATAGAAAGCGACTTCGATAATTGCTGACGTCATGCACTTGTCGCACCAAATTCCGAAAATCGGCGTACCTGAAATAAGTTGAATAACTCGCCCAGTGCTAGGCATGATTAAGCGATTACTGAATATCTCAAATTAACTCTTACGGCAATCGAAGCCATCTGCGCGCCTGTGATGTTGTCTTCGCCTGGCAAGATGCCGCTGAGGTATTCGATGCCAGCGATACCGCCGCCGCCTGAATGAAAAAGTAATAATCCTTGGCAGAGTCCGGCTAACGTTTTCGCTTCAGTTGAACCTGAAGCAAAGGCAGTAACGCGAACGGATGCGGCTGCATAAATCGGATATTCGGCTTCGGGCGTGCCATCGAGTGCGACGAGAATGTGCGCTTTAGTACCGCCTTGTGAAATTGGTAATGGGTTCCATGTTGCAGGAACGTTGGTACCAATAGTGACGTCTTTGCCACGAGAAATTAGTGCGGGCTTTAAATAATCGACGACAAGACGTTCTGCATCGGGAACGACTGCGAGAGTTTTCATGCGCAGACCGCCAATAAGGTTAATGTTTTAATCGTTTTTTTATGTTCCCGATCGCGTGATCGATGGCAGGGAATACATAATCTGTCGTAATCATCGACTCTAGTGGAATAGTCAAAACCTTCTTTAGAAACTTTTAAGTTCTCTGCTCGTGCGCGGTTGAGAGACCACTCATACCCTGCTCCGACGTTATTTTCGTCGCAGTTTGTGCAAGTAGAAGGTGTGCCTCGCACTGCAGCAATACGGAAATGCACTGCGGAGTAACCCGCATCGTCGCCTTTCCAAAGCATATTTTTAGATCCAGTTTGGTCATGCGGCCCACGGAGTATGGTCGGGCCTCCATTTTTTAGGTACCTAAAATGATGCTTGCTGCAATACGACATAGCTTTTATCTTCTCTCCGCACCCTTCGACTGTGCAGCAAATATGCTTACCCTTGTGCGGCTGAACGACAATCGGTGTTTCCAATGAACGTCCGAGACGAATACGCTTGTAGTGGGCGTTGCAATATCCTCGCGTGAGAGAAATTCTCACGCAATCAAATACTGAGCAGACCGGCTTCATCCCTTAGACCTCACTTCGATTTCTTCTTCTTGGAATCATGAATCTCAAAACCCTGGCTAGCCGCTGCCTTACGCAAAGTGCCGTGCTTTAACTCCATCGCGATTCCTGCAGGATGCGCGATTGCAACGACAGCATGGGCGCGGTCTGTTTCATACATCTTCACAGTTACTTTCGCATCGTTAACAGAGCCGACATCGACTTGAGCCGCGATTGCATTAGCTGCCTCTTCGACTGGCTTTCGCATATTGACTTTAAGAATCTGCGCCATCGCTTTAGGGTCGAGGAAAATTTTGTTTGCCATTAGCCGGTTGCTCGCTTAACCGCTAATTCCATGCCGGGAGTCGAACCCGTGAATGGATTTTTCCAATTTTCAGGAGTGCCTTCAACGATGTAGACAACGCCAGCGATTTCAATGCGGTCGGTGAAAAGAATGTTGCTGCCATAGGGCGCGAAGATTGTTAGTCCGACGATGACACCGTTTCGACCAAGCGCGTCCGGCTCGTTTGAGTAGCGAGGTGCGATACCGCAACCAGCGATGTCGGTTCTCGTGGTGGTGGATGTAATCGGATCGCCGTACTCATCGAAGCCACCAGGGGAGTCGCGCAGGACGGTGATGGTGGTGCCGTTTGGGAAGGTCATAGTGAGAGAATTGCTAATGCGGGTTGAGTCTGCTTGTATCTACGCAGAATAAGTTTGTCCGATTTGGAAAGATAAACATCGCCATTGTTGTTGACGTAACTCTTAGTGAATGGCCCAGCGGTTTCAGATTGAACGCCTGTCGGTGGCCCTGCGATTGTACGAGCGACTATTCCAGCGACGAGATCCACGATAACGGGTGGAATTGCTTGAGTGACAGTGAAATCAATCTCCACAAATAAATCTGGATACAAGGAACGAACCGGCTGATTAGGTCGGTCTAATCCGAGTCCATAGACCGTGCTGGCGCGCAAGGTATAGCCAGTTAGAGTCGTCGCAGTTCCATCGAACTGATCGACCGAACGAACCGCGCTAACAGTTGCGACCTTGGCGGGAAGTTTTACTCTGCCAGATCGAACTTTACGACCGACTGTGTAAACAGTATCGGCGGCCGTTGGCGCGAACTTGTAACCTGATTCGATTTCAACTGCCGTGGATGCAATTAAGAGCAAGAAATTTGCTCGGGCAGTGTCTTCTGTAGAGAGGGCGCGACCAAGTGCAGTCGCAACATTGGCTGTCGTGGCTAATGCTGTTGTCATTGGTCGCGCCCTTCTACTTTAGATTTTTGGAAATTGCTTAGGCGAAGAAGCCGCGAAGAACTCCGTGGCTTGCTTGATTGCCGTACTTGAGGCCGATCTCGCCGTAAATCTGTGACTTATCGGCAGAGCCTGTCTTTGCAAGTGCTTCCTCGAAGAGAACGCCCTTGCCTGGAACTGATAAGAACACTGGCTGGATTTGCTCAAGTGAGACAACTGCAATCGCATCTGCTGGAAGCATCCGGTCGATTGCAATGTTGAGAACACCGAAGTCGGTAATGATGGTTTCAAGATTGATACCACCGACGTTTCGAGTGTTGACCATTGGATTTTGGGCAGTGGCCGCTGTCGCATACGCAGCTGAAATCGCACGCTTTTGTCCTGATGGGCAAAAGAGCGTGGCAGTTGCCTGCTCGCTGATTCCGCCGTTGTCGTAGACGGACTGCAAAAGTCCATCAATGTCGGTCTTTGCGACCACGTTTGCTGCCTTCAATGGATAGAAGGAAACTGTTGCAGTTCCAACTACGATTGCAGTTCCACCATCGGTGGCAGCAATCTTGAACGATGCAGTTGTGCTGACTGACTTCACCCAATAGGCAACGCCTACAAGGATTGTCGTAGATGCACCAACATCGGTGAACACAACCTTGTCGCTCACCGCTAAATCGTGAGTAACAGTAACTGTGTCGGTGGAAGCAGATGCGCCAGTAATTTTTGCTTTCTTCGTGATGGCATTTGATGTCATAACAGAAAGCAATCCAGCCATTTGACGGGCTGTGGTGTTATCTGATGGATCATTGCGAATACCATGCCAGAATGAATAGTTCACATCGCGAGCCATTTGCTTGAGGGCCTGTGCGACTTGCCAAGCGTGCTCGTTTGCGACTGGGTTTGGTGTTCCGCCGTATGCTGAACCGTACTGACCGATTGCGGCCTGCTTGGTATAGCTCGAAGAAACAGCCTCTTGGAAAATCTGAATGCGGTTGGTGATGTTTGTGCGAACACGAGACTCGGCCGTCGGTGCATCTGCACCTTCAAGACGAGTGCGAATTGCAGGAGTACGAAGATCGAAACCTTGCCATTCGATTGTGGTATCAGTTACTTGACCGCCACCATTGACCCCGCCAGCGGCGGAGAGAAGTGCGGTATCAGTTGGACTGAGGGCGATAAGTTCGCCGTGATAGTTCGGCAAGCCGAACGTTGTGCCAATGCCGGTTACTGCAGACATGGAGTGTTCTCCTTATTTGTTATTGAGACTTTCCGCATGTTGCTGTTGCTTTAATGCGATTGCCTCTTGGAATTTGCCAGCCACTTGAGCGGCGGCAATTTGGGTATCAAAATCAGTCTTGCCATTCACGTCAGTACCACCATCACTTTGACCGAACGGTGGCTTTTTAATCTCACCGCGAAACGCGATAAGTGCATCTGCACTAGCTTCGAGTTCTTCTTTGGTGGTGCCGGTAAGAAACTTGATGCCCTCGCCCGTGATGCCTTTAGCTGCTGCGACCTCAGCTCGCGTGGCACGAACTTCAATCTCAATAGCACGTGCCTCTGCTTTTTCTGCGCGGTCAATCAATTTCTGTGCTTCGGTTTTCTGCGATTCCTCAAATTCATCGAAACGCTTGGCCTTGTCGGCGTTGGCTTTCGATTCACCTTCATGTTTGCGTGACATTGCTTTCCACTTAGCGAGTTCGGCTTGCAAGTCGCCTTCTGTGGTCTTGTCAGACTCAGCAGGATCGGTTGGCTTTGGAACTTCGATTGGTTCGGTTGGCTTTGGAATTTCTACAGGCTCGGTTGGTTCGATTGGTTCGATTGGCATGACGTGTTCTCCCTGTCGGAGTTTGTTTGCCCATGTCGGGCGATCTGGCTGTGTGCCAGAAAGTTAGAAAGTGGCGCTTATGCGGCGCGACGGCATTGGTACATCAAGAAAGCGAGAAGCGATTTAGCACCTTTACTTGAGTTACAAAAACCACAAGCAGGAGCAAGATTCGTCCAATGACTGCTGTGACTAATTGACACAGGCACGATGTGATCGATTTCCGTTGAAGGTGCGCCGCAATAAACGCATGGGTCCTTGATGATTATCTCTGCATAAGCAATTGCTTCCGAGTCAAAATATGCTGCTGCTCGAACTGGGTCATATCCATTTATTTTGTCAGGATTAGCCATTTTCCAACGCCGCCGATATGCGGTCATCTTTTCGGAATTACGAGAGCGATAATTGGCTTGTCTATCTCTAACAGATTGGCGATTCTTCGCACGCCATGTAAATTCATATAAACGTTTAGTTTCACAACATTCAGCACAACGGCACTTGTAATGTTTGTAGCCGCGTACAGTTCCGTGAACCAGAAGATTATTTTTTTCAAGTCCGGCCCCACCGACTTCGCCACGATTTCGTAATCTCCAAGCGTGCGACGCACACAAACCCTTGCTGTTGTTTGGTTTACCGCAACCATCGACACCACAAGGTTTCTCGCGCCAAGGGCGAGAGATCGTCATTGGATCACCAGTTTTCAACCACATCCTGTAATGGCTTCGACACCATCCGCGCGACCGAATTGGTAAAACGCAATTATCAACAGAGCACTGAGATTGGTTGATATTTGCCATTTCAACCTTTCACTTCACTGAATTTGGCCCACTGAAGTGATCGCCACGTCGGGCTAAAACAGGGCCTATTTCTCCATGTTGATGAGTGACTAACATCTTTCGATAATCAGGTGCACGCGCACCACTGTCACTTGTTCCAAAAAACTCTTTAACAGATGAGTGAATCTGTTCAAGCCGAACTGGATTAATAACCTGCTCGCCTGTGTCGGTGATTGGATTAACACCACAATCGCAACCTGGGTGTATCGGCATTAAATCTTCTTTGTGATAACGCTGTGTCGAGGCAACAACACAAAGACCGCAACTCTTGCTACCAGTTAGCGTGCGCTCAAATCCTGTAATCCGCGAACTTGAATTAGAAATGACATCTTGTGCGGTGTAGGACTTAGCCATCTGCATATCGGTGAGCAAAATATCTGTGAGTCGTGCTGAGCCTGCACTTACCGCTGCATCGAATGGCATCCCTGTTGAAAGTTTTGTTCGTACAGTGACGAATGGACGCGCATAAACTTCTTTCGCATCGATTCCGCGAAGTGCGTTTGTATCAATCGGCCCACGAGGTGCGACCCGATTGCCTAAAGTTTGAGATAGAACTTGAGCCAGATATGAATCAGTGATGGCAGATACTTGACGACGACTTGCAAGAACTACAGGCACAACTTCTTGCAAGAATCTAGCCATGTCAGCATCTCGATATTGACCGGCCATAAATCGCGAAGATGCAAAGGTGTCTAAGCGGGTTCGGATTGCCTTTATCTGCGCGGCGTATGCCGCATCAAGGCGTTGTGTTGGCATTAGCTACTGGCGCATTTAGCGGAAGTGCGAGTGATGTCATGAGTGCATCTGATGCGCGTTCAGTTTCCATCTGATCGACGCGATCTGCTGAATATCCAAGAACATCGGTTGCAATCGTGCGCCAAGGCAGGATGTTTACCAATTTGGATGCAGCATCGGCACGTTCGGCCAGTGATTGAGACTTGACGGGGATGAACAATGATTCGATACCGTCCACGATTTTTGATGAACCATTTTCGATAGCCATCGCTGCACCCATGACGAGTGAGAGCGCACCCTTTGCCCGTTCCACTCGGTCTTCCGTCTTTTTTACAAGACCTTCACGAGCGAAGTTGGCACCTTCTGCAGATTGGTTTGCCCCTTCTGGCATGAGTGTTGCCATCGGAGTGCGAGTAACTGCTGCAAGATGAGTGATGTCGTCTTTGTTAGCTGCAAGAATGGCGGTGATGTCGGTTGGTTGGGATTCCCAGAGCTCTACACCGTCTGGTAGTCGCCACAGATTGCCGGCACCTGGTTTGAACACATCGGCGTAATCGATTTCGTTTTCTTCTGCATCGACATCGGGTAAGTCTCCTTTGACCGCGCGCTGGCGATAAGCCTGCATCGCAGTGATGACGAGTCGCTGCAAGATATTCCAGTTGATTCGGTTGAGAACGTCCAGATGGGATTCAAATTCGCCTAGACCGCCACGATTGATGAACGGAAAGACGGGAATGAAATCAAGGCCGGTAGATTCAGAGCCGGCAAACTTCCAAGAACCAGAAGCCCTGGGCATCAGCATCGGCGTGCCGATGCTATCGCGGAGAGGACGGTAGTAAGTGAAGACTTCACCTGGCAGATGTAGAAATGCCATGTCGTAGCCGTCTACCGTGTCGCGATATACCTTCAACGCAGAACGAACTTGGTCGGGGCGTGAAGCGGACTGCTCGGTGATAACTTGCTCTGGACGTTCACAAGTGATGAGGGCTTTTCTGGCTTCCTTGGGATCTTCGCCGACAATCATGTAACCGTGTGAAAGCCCCACCATGTTACGAAGAACATCAGCAGAGCCGATTTGAAGGCGATTGCGCGTCCAAATTTCACGGAGTCGGTCGTTGTCTTGGTTT